CCATCACAGTGATAAAGGTTCTCAGTATGTATCACTGGCCTATACGGAGCGACTAAAAGAAGCCGGATTACTGGCATCAACAGGGAGTACAGGCGACTCGTATGACAACGCGATGGCTGAGAGCATCAATGGTCTTTACAAAGCGGAGGTAATACACCGTAAGAGCTGGAAAAACCGTGCAGAAGTGGAACTGGCCACACTAACGTGGGTGGACTGGTATAACAATCGACGATTGCTGGGAAGGCTGGGCCATACTCCTCCGGCAGAAGCAGAAAAAGCTTATTATGCTTCCATCGGAAACGATGATCTGGCAGCCTGAGTTCACAGATAAAACACTCTCCAGGAAACCCGGGGCGGTTCAGCCGCCCGGATGGATTGGGTTATGAGCCCGTCGTCCGGTGATGCTCTTCTCTGTTTTGTAAAAAGGACGGTACCAGCCGGAAGCAAGGGTACAAGCTGGTACCGCTAAGACTACACACAGCATAAAGTTGTGGTGCCGGGTGCCTCCCGGTGCCTGGCGAAGGTTGCACACCAGGCGGGTGGGTATCCACAGAAGGTCGACTGTCAGCCTCAACCTTAACCCGCGTGCGCTGAGCCGCATTCACCACAACGCTAAGGATTCTCTCTGGTTGAAAATACTTAGCTGTTATGTGCCTGTCTTTTCACCACTTCAGGCTCGGTGGTATCCTTTTAAGCCCGTATACATAAAAGGAAAATCAAATGACTTTTGATGAAAAAGAACTTGATAATGCAATTAATAAAATCATCGTAACGTCGCTCTTTTCCTGTCTCAGCGACACTCAGCAAAAACAGTTCTACGAATCGGCTTTCAACATGATCGAGCGTTGTTGTTTCTGCGATGCCGACGAGTTACCTGAAAAAATCAGGAAACAGTTGGCTGATGCTCTTCGAGTGCGACTTTCTGACCAATTTTCTGAAATGTACTCTCCGAATTTGGACAAATAGAAAAAGGCCATTTCCATTCAGGGTCTGATGGAAAGACTTCAGCCTGTTCTAAAGCACGGCGTAAAGAGAACACAACTCCAGCCATAATCTGATGTTTCCCATTGGTCCAGCTATCGCCGCTCTGATCTACAGGGGCGGCTATGTCGTATGACCAAACGACTTCACAGTTATTGTTTAAAATCTGGACTTTCATTTCATACACCTGCTTTAACATGAGTGCCTAGTGGCACAACATGACTCAACGAATCATCCTGGACTTCATATGCCCCAGGCGGCTACTTCGTGGGCGTCCTGCCTGTTCGTTTTTGACATTTACTGACTGCTTACGACACATGCACCGTGTTGCAACCAGATTTTGTTGTAATCCTGTAGTTGGTCTGGAATAAAAGATAAAATTAAATTGCGAGATATGCAAGTGGTATTTGCGAGATATGCAAATTTATAGGTAATAAAAAGCCACCTTTCGGTGGCCGATGGATGGGATATTGAGGTTAATTATGTCTCTTAAGGGTTTGCGACTGACTGATTAAGACCTTTCCAAAGACCATGAATCGGTGTTCGTTTTCGCTAGTAATTCCCCATTCACGGTAAATCTGGTTATCAGAAATCACCAGCAGTTTGTCAGGAATCATTTGAAGTCTTTTAACGTATATTTTGTCATCAAAACCAAAGACATATATACCATCACCATCAAACTGATTGATGCTGACATCAACGAAGATGAGATCTCCTGGCTCAATGGTTGGACACATACTGTCCCCACGAACGTTGATAACTTTGATGTGATTGGCTGGTCGTCCGCCGAACATTGATACAGCATTATCAGTTCTGTATTCGATGGCATGAATCACATCAATGACATCACCGCCCTGGATAAGGCCATTTCCCGCACTGGCACTGATATCCAGCATTTCAATACGGAACACATCCTTCACCTGCGCAACATCCTCATTATTACTGTTTTTATATACAGTATTACTTTTGTGGGCAGAGGTAAAGAGATCAGCAATATCAACACCTAAGCTCTTGGCAATATTACTCAGTGTTTGTTCGGTAAATTGTTTTTGCTTACCCGTTTCTAAGCGCGAGATGTTCGCCGCATCTACTCCTATCGCTTCAGCGAGATCGGCGATTTTCATGTTCTTCGCTTGGCGAAGTTGTCTGACTCGGTTTCCTATGTTCATGCGTTTATTACATTTCTTTATTGCGTGATAAGCAAATCAACTTGCGCAAAATAATTGCGTGAAATAACATGCATAACGCGCAATATTTGGAGGGCGTATGCAATCACCATTACGAAATGTGCGTAAGGCGCATGGTTTCACTTTGCAGCATGTTGCTGCGGGTGTTCAAGTCAATCCAGCGACGTTGAGTCGTATTGAGAGGCTGGAGCAGATTCCATCTATCGAGCTTGCAGAACGTTTAGCCAATTTTTTTAAGGGTGAAGTCAGCGAAATGCAGATTCTTTATCCGGCACGTTTTCAATCTAGCCAAAACCAGAATGGGTTTAAACCACAGGAACAGGAGGTGAACCGTGGGTAAGCATCACTGGAAAGTAGAAAAACAGCCTGAGTGGTACGTGAAAGCTGTCAGAAAAACTATCGCAGCGTTGCCGGGGGGGTACGCTGAAGCTGCTGACTGGCTGGATGTAACAGAGAACGCATTATTTAACCGCCTTCGTGCCGATGGCGATCAGATTTTCCCGCTGGGATGGGCAATGATTTTGCAACGTGCTGGTGGAACTCACTTCATTGCTGACGCTGTGGCGCAGTCTGCAAATGGCGTCTTTGTGTCTCTTCCTGATGTCGAGGATGTGGACAACGCCGATATCAACCAACGCCTGCTGGAGGTCATTGAACAGATCGGCAGTTATTCAAAACAGATTCGTTCAGCAATTGAAGACGGTGTAGTGGAACCGCATGAGAAGACAGCAATTAACGACGAGCTGTACCTCTCAATTTCGAAGCTGCAGGAGCATGCAGCACTGGTCTACAAAATTTTTTGCATTTCAGAAAGTAATGACGCCCGCGAGTGTGCAGCTCCGGGCGCCGTGGCGTGTCGTGACTGTGGAGAAACTAACGCATGAACAGTTTAACAACACACTACCGTCGCTCGCAACTGATTGCACTTCCTGTACCGGGTGGAAAAGCGAAGGTGGAGTATTGCTATGCAGTGAATGTACCAGGTGACAGGGAAATTGTAACCCACAGCTTTGCAGAGTGGGCTGTGGGTGATTTCAACAGGCAAAAGGAGACAGTCCTTTGCGACAAGTTAACCGCTGGTTCAAAGATCACTACGGAGTGCCCGTCAGAGTCATTCGTTGGGAACCGGAAACACAACGGGTTATCTACCTCCGCGAAGGCTATGAGCATGAGTGCTTCAGCCCGCTCGAACAGTTTCGTCGTAAATTCAGGGAAATAGAGGTCGGTCATGAGCACTAAATTAACCGGCTATGTATGGGATGGTTGCGCTGCGTCAGGCATGAAGTTATCCAGCGTGGCAATTATGGCCCGCCTGGCTGATTTCAGTAATGACGAAGGTGTGTGCTGGCCATCAATTGAAACCATTGCCCGCCAGATTGGCGCGGGGATGAGCACCGTCAGAACGGCTATCGCACGGCTGGAAGCAGAAGGCTGGTTAACGCGTAAGGCGCGTCGCCAGGGTAACCGCAATGCGTCGAATGTTTATCAGCTTAACGTTGCGAAGCTTCAGGCAGCGGCATTTTCTCAACTGTCAGATTCTGACCCGTCAAAATCTGACGCATCAAAATCTGACCCGTCAAAATTTGATGCGTCGAAATCTGGCAAAAAAGCGGGTTTTCACCCGTCAGAATCTGGCGGGGATCCGTCAGTAAAATCAAAACATGATCCGTCAGATAAAAAACCTTCTCGTCCGGACGCTTCGCAACCGGACACGCAGACGGATGAACAGGATTTTTTAACTCGCCATCCTGATGCGGTTGTATTCAGCCCTAAAAAGCGCCAGTGGGGGACGCAGGATGATTTGACCTGTGCACAGTGGCTCTGGAAAAAAATCATCGCCCTGTACGAGCATGCCGCCGAATGTGACGGCGAGGTGGTTCGTCCCAAAGAACCGAACTGGACAGCCTGGGCAAACGAAATTCGCCTGATGTGTGTGCAGGATGGTCGTACTCATAAACAAATCTGCGAGATGTACAGCCGCGTCAGTCGCGATCCGTTCTGGTGCCGTAACGTGCTCAGCCCGTCGAAGCTGCGGGAAAAATGGGATGAGCTTTCCCTGCGCTTATCGCCGTCCGTCAGCACGTACACCGAAAAACGCGAGGACCCGTACTTCAAAGCCAGTTACGACAACGTGGACTACAGCCAGATCCCGGCAGGATTCAGGGGGTGAGCATGAGTCTTTTGAATGACGTTCAGAAATTCATTGAAGCCCATCCGGGCTGTACTTCCGGAGACATTGCGGATGCTTTTGCAGGTTACTCACGGCAGCGCGTTCTGCAGTCTGCAAGCAAGTTACGTCAGAGTGGGCGTGTGGCTCACCGTTGTGAAGGGGATACACGCAGACATTTCCCGCGCCTGACTGAGAGAGCGCAGGAGCCGGAACCACAACCAGTTCGTGAAACCAGACCTGTGCGCAATTTCTATGTCGGCACTAACGATCCCCGGGTGATTTTGTGCCTGACCCGCCAGGCTGAAGAACTGGAGTCCAGGGGCTTATACCGTCGTGCTGCAACGGTGTGGATGGCGGCATTCCGTGAAAGCCACTCCCAGCCAGAACGAAACAATTTTCTGGCGCGTCGTGAGCGGTGCTTACGGAAAAGCAGCAAGCGCGCTGTATCGGGTGAAGAGTGGTATCTGTCAGGGAATTACGTGGGGGCTTAATGAGTAATAAATATTGCCAGGCGCTGGTGGAGCTGCGGAACAAACCAGCCCATGAACTGAAGGAAGTGGGCGATCAGTGGCGCACGCCGGACAACATTTTCTGGGGAATTAACACCCTGTTTGGCCCGTTTGTTCTGGATCTGTTCACTGACGGTGATAACGCCAAATGTGCCGCTTATTACACTGCGGAAGACAACGCGCTGGCGCATGACTGGTCAGAACGTCTTGCGGAGCTTAAAGGTGCTGCCTTTGGTAATCCCCCATACAGCCGCGCCAGTCAGCATGAGGGGCAATACATCACCGGCATGCGTTACATCATGAAGCATGCCAGTGCCATGCGTGATAAAGGCGGGCGCTATGTTTTCCTGATCAAAGCTGCCACCAGCGAAGTGTGGTGGCCGGAAGATGCAGATCATATTGCTTTTATTCGCGGGCGTATTGGTTTTGAACTGCCTGCCTGGTTTATCCCGAAGGATGAGAAGCAGGTGCCGACAGGCGCTTTCTTCGCTGGTGCTATTGCTGTTTTCGACAAGACCTGGAAGGGACCGGCAATCAGCTACATCGGGCGCTATGAACTTGAGGCATGTGGTGAGGCCTTTCTGGCGCAGGTTCGCCAGCAGGCAGAAAAACTGGTCAGGGAGATGGCGGCATGACGACGTTAACTCAATGCCAGCAGCAGGTGCTGGATATGCTGATTTCTTATCAGAAAGAACGTGGCTTCCCGCCAACCAATCAGGAGGTGGCAACCATGCTGGGATACCGTTCAGTGAATGCAGCGGTGGAGCATCTTCGCGCACTGGAGAAAAAAGGCGTCATCACGATAAAGCGTGGCGTGGCCCGGGGGATAACGCTTCATATCGCGGTGAAGGACGACGACAGCGAGGCGGTCGGGATTATCCGCGCACTGCTTGCCGGTGAGGAAAACGCAAGGCTGCGTGCAACCCACTGGTTACATGAGAGGGACCTGAAAGTATGAAGCTGATCCTGCCTTTTCCGCCCAGCGTGAACACGTACTGGCGACACCCCAACAAAGGGGCGTTTGCTGGTAAGAGCCTGATAAGCGCGGCGGGGCGAAAATTCCAGAGCGCGGCGTGCGCAGCAATAGTTGAGCAGTTACGTCGTCTGCCGAAACCAACGTCGGCACCTGCTTCAGTGGAGATCGTGTTGTTTCCTCCGGATAACCGGATCCGCGATCTGGACAACTATAACAAGGCGCTGTTTGACGCCCTGACCCACGCGGGTGTGTGGGAAGACGACAGTCAGGTGAAAAGAATGCTGGTGGAGTGGGGACCGGTTATCCCGGAAGGGAAGGTCGAGATCACTATCAGTAAGTACGAGAAAACGGCGGGTGCAGCCGCCTGATTAAGAGGAGAAACGAAGTATGAATAATCTGATGGTCATTGATGGTATTGAAGTTCGTCGTGATGCTTATGGGCGTTACAGCCTGAACGATCTGCATCGCGCAGCAGTAGCATCTGGTGCAAATGCCAGAACCAAGGAGCCGGGAAAGTTTCTTTCCAGCCAACAAACTGTTGAGCTTGTTCATGAATTGACCAACACCCAGAATTTGGGTGTTGACCCGGTGAGTGTGATTCATGGGGGAAATGAACGGGGAACGTATGTCTGCAAGGAACTGGTGTATGCCTATGCAATGTGGATCAGCCCGTCATTCCATCTGAAGGTGATCCGTACTTTCGATATGGTAACCAGCGCACCGGAAAAATTATCCGGACAGGCTGCTGACAAGATGCAGGCTGGCGTGATCCTGCTGGACTTTATGCGCCGGGAGTTAAACCTGTCTAACTCTTCAGTGCTTGGTGCCTGTCAGAAACTCCAGGAGGCTGTTGGCTTACCGAATCTGGCACCGCGCTATGCCATTGATGCTCCTGCTGACGCGCCTGATGGCTCAAGCCGCCCCACGCTATCATTGAGTGCACTGCTGAAGCAGTATGGTATCCGCCTGACAGCTAATCAGGCATATCACCAGATGGCGAAGCTGGGGATCGTTGAACAACGTGAACGATACAGCCGCACTGCGATTAACAACATCAAAAAATTCTGGTCGCTGACAGCGAAAGGCTGCATGTTCGGCAAGAACATCACCAGTCCCGCAAATCCGCGCGAGACGCAGCCGCATTTCTTCGAATCCCGATTCCCTGAGCTGTTAAAGCTGCTCGATACCGTTCATTGAGGTGACCGTGAGAGCACTACTGACTCCTGAAATTGCCCCGCGTATGGGGATCGTATTGTTCAGGCCAGGTTCAGAGCTGATGCCCCTGTTTATGCAGGGGCGTGTCCTGCTGGAGCCTGAGCCGGAACGTTATTCATCTTTCGCCAGTGGTGCCGTTCCGGCGGCATCACAACCGCTGGCGGATGATCCTGCCGTTCGGGCCGTGTTCCGCAATGAGGCAGTGATCCGTCGTGCTGGTGGCGTGGAATGTCTTGAAAGCTGGTTACTTCGTGAAAAAGGCTGCCAGTGGCCTCATTCCGACTGGCACAGCGAGAACATGACCACAATGCGACACGCTCCGGGCGCAATCCGTCTGTGCTGGCACTGCGATAACCAGCTGCGCGATCAGTTCACGGAACGGCTGGAATCAATGGCAACGGATAACTGTGCCCGCTGGGTGTTGTCTGTTGTGCGTCGGGATCTCGGTTTTGATGACAGTCACGTTGTGACAATGCCGGAACTGTGCTGGTGGCTGATTCGTAATGACCTGGCGGATGCCTTACCGGAAAGTGCAGCCCGTAAGGCACTTAGATTACCGAAGCCTGTTGTGCCGTCTGTTACCCGGGAAAGTGACCTTGTGCCTTCGGTTCCTGCCACCAGCATCATCCAGGATAAAGCGAAAAAGGTGCTGGCGCTGAAAGTGGATCCTGAGTCGCCGGAGTCTTTTATGTTACGCCCAAAACGTCGCCGCTGGGTTAATGAAAAGTACACGCGCTGGGTTAAGACACAGCCGTGTGCATGTTGTGGAAAGCCTGCTGATGATCCCCACCACCTGATAGGTCACGGTCAGGGAGGAATGGGTACAAAAGCGCATGACCTCTTTGTGTTGCCTTTGTGCAGAAAGCATCACGACGAGCTGCATGCGGATACCGTGGCATTTGAAGAGAAGTATGGCTCCCAGCTGGAGCTGATATTTCGTTTTATCGATCGTGCGCTGGCAATAGGCGTACTGGCGTAAGTGGAGAACGAGCATGAACTTTGAAGCCTTACCGAAATATTACTCCCCAAAATCTCCAAAATTGAGCGATGACGCACCGGCGACAGGCTCTGGTGGTTTAACAATTACGGATGTAATGGCTGCGCAGGGGATGGTGCAGTCGAAAGCACCGCTTGGGTTTGCCTTATTCCTGGCAAAAGTTGGTGTTCAGGATCCTCAGTTTGCGATTGAAGGTCTGCTCAATTACGCGATGGCACTGGATAACCCGACATTGAACAAATTGAGTGAAGAAACCCGGCTACAGATCATTCCTTACCTTGTGAATTTTGCCTTTGCTGATTATTCCAGGTCTGCGGCAAGTAAGGCTCGCTGTGAGCATTGTGCTGGTACTGGATTTCATGATGTATTGCGCGAGGTGGTGAAACACTCCAGAAGCGGGGAATCTGTTATCAAGGAAGAGTGGGTGAAGGAACTGTGTCAGCATTGTCATGGTAAGGGAGAAGTCAGCACAGCGTGCAGAGGGTGTAAGGGTAAAGGTATTGTCCTGGATGAAAAAAGAACCAGGCTTCATGGCACGCCTGTTTATAAGGTTTGTGGGCGTTGCAATGGAAACCGGTTTAGCCGTTTACCAACCACACTGGCGCGGCTTCATGTCCAGAAGCTGGTACCAGACCTGACGGATTATCAGTGGTACAAAGGATATGCAGATGTCATTGATAAACTGGTTACAAAGTGCTGGCAGGAAGAAGCGTATGCTGAGACACAATTGAGGAAAGTGACGAGATGAATGATTTTCGACGAAAATGGCGACATGATGCTTGCATTTTTCAAAAAAAATGGATAATATTTTCTCAATGATAGGCATTGTGTGTCCGGCTTTAATAAAAAGTAGAAAACCCGCTGATGTGCGGGTTTTTTTTCGGAATTTTAGATGTGTGGCATTGAAATGGTATTCGGCGAGTAGGTAGAATTTAAACTTTCGTCTCGTCTGGATCGACATGATGTTTCAAGCCTTCCAAACAGCAGTATTTAAAAATGTTGCAGAGTATTTAAAAGGGCGCTTCCCTCATAAGTCGTTAGGGCTCGTATATGCCGACGAGCTGGTACTAAAAGATATGGAGTTCCTCAAGGCTAACAATAAACTGCGGTGGGATCCCGGACTAAAGTCGCGAGTGTTTATGGATATGATGGAAGAACACCCGATAAAACTAGTTGTTTATTATCGTGGGGAGCCTATTGGATTTGCATTTGGGTGTTACTGTAAGCCGAAAAATGCGGTGCATATTTGCTGGATGGAAAAACGTAATGATGCACATGAAGACCTAGACCATCAGATGCTTGGTATCGTTTTGGATTGCTTCTCTGCATATGCACGATTTCTGAACCTTCAGGGTGAATCTATTGATTCGATAGCTTTAGTTAGTCCAGTTGATGGGGCAATAAGATACTATACTGAAAGTGGTTTTGAGTACATTGCTGATTACGAACGAGGTGGTTGCGCAATGGTGCTTAGGAGCGTTTTACCTAACCAATCAGTGTGAGTTAGATTCTTAATTTCTCCAGAATCATTACAAAAGTATTGAAAACCTCTTTTAGTTGATGCAATCTGGATCCACACAAAGCACACACAAAATGTACTACGCTTTACTTTATACATCTTCAGGTAACAAACTTTGTTGCCTTTATGCTTCAAAGAAGCAACTACAGCTTAGTGCTGAACAAGGGGATTTTTATGAAACATCATGAGCAGATAGAGATTGAGGCAGCTAAAGTCGTCGCCGAACTCTTTGCTGGCAATGCATCTCCAATGGAAACCTTTGGTATTACATGGAGTCAAACTCAGATGTTAGAGCGTAAGAATCCTGGTGTAGTGATCAAACTAGTACCGGATGACGGTAAAAAACTTGCGTATTGCTGATAATTTTTAAAGATTTTTTCAGCTAGAGAATCGATTATTTTACTATAAATCGCGAAGGAGCCCCACATATTGTGGGGCTTTTTGTTTCATCTTAGTTAGCCGTTATTCACATTCACTACTTTGCTACTTATCCACTGTAAAAATAAATTGTGAATTATTTTGTGGCTTATTGTTAGTGTTCTATCAATTTTGTGTGTGATATTCCATTGGCGTGGTTATTATCTGTGCATCGCACTTAAATGTATAAAGCTCACTAGTTGAGACAATCCTACCACCAGTTGGTGGTATCTCATGATTCACTGAATTGCAAATCTTCTGAATTGCTGGATGAGTTTAAATCTCACCGGCGCTATTTCTCCGTATCAGTCTCCGTGCCTTATACCGATGTCAGGACGCATAAGCCCGTTCAGTTCTACCCGGGTAAACATCCGTGCGAGAAACCGGCGGATATGCTCAGGCAAATAATCAATGCCAGTAGTCGACCTGGTGATCTGGTTGCTGATTTCTTTATGGGATTCGGTTCCACAATAAAAGCAGCAATGGCGCTGGGGCGTCGGGCGTTAGGTGTTTAACTTGAGTCAGAGCGGTTTAATCAGACGGTGAAAGAGGTAAGTGAACTGGTGGGGAAATAATTCTGGTGGCCACGTTGCGTGGCCTTTTTATTTCCAACACAGCACCCGCAAATATCGCGAGGTGAGAGATGACGAAATGCCTCATAACCCAAATACCTGGCCGGACTGGCTGGAGTTGTTTCAGAGCTGGTGGCGTGGAGACACACCGCTGGGTGCAGTGATTATGTCGATCGTTATGGCTGGTTTGCGCATCGCCTATTTTGGCGGTGGTGGTGGCTGGAAGCGAAAAACGCTCGAGATTTTGCTATGTGGCGCTCTGACGCTGACCTTTGCATCCGCTCTTGAGTATGTCGGATGGCCTAAATCACTTTCTGTTGCCATTGGTGGTGGGGTGGGGCTGATCGGTGTCGATGCTATTCGTGGGGCTGCAATGCGAGTAATCGGTAACAAATTTGGTGGCTCTAAGGAGTAATTTATGCAGGTACTAAATTCCCAGCGTAAAGCTTTCCTTGATATGGTGGCTTGGTCAGAAGGAACGGATAACGGACGACAACCGACACGTAACCACGGTTATGACGTTATTGTCGGTGGTGAACTCTTCACTGATTACTCCGATCACCCTCGCAAACTTGTCACGCTAAACCCCAAACTCAAATCAACAGCCGCCGGACGTTACCAGCTTCTTTCACGTTGGTGGGATGCTTACCGTAAACAGCTTGGTTTGAAAGACTTCTCCCCCAAAAGCCAGGACGCTGTGGCATTGCAGCAGATTAAAGAACGTGGCGCTTTACCGATGATTGATCGTGGTGATATTCGTCAGGCTATCGACCGTTGCAGCAATATCTGGGCTTCGTTGCCGGGCGCTGGTTACGGTCAGTTCGAGCATAAGGCTGACAGCCTGATTGCAAAATTCAAAGAAGCAGGCGGAACGGTCAGAGAGATTGAGGTATGAGCAGAGTAACCGCGATTATTTCCGCTCTGGTTATCTGCATCATCGTCTGCCTGTCATGGGCTGTTAATCATTACCGTGATAACGCCATTACCTACAAAGCCCAGCGCGACAAAAATGCCAGAGAACTGAAGCTGGCGAACTCGACAATTACTGACATGCAGATGCGTCAGCGTGATGTTGCTGCGCTCGATGCAAAATACACGAAGGAGTTAGCTGATGCGAAAGCTGAAAATGATGCTCTGCGTGATGATGTTGCCGCTGGTCGTCGTCGGTTGCACATCAAAGCAGTCTGTCAGTCAGTGCGTGAAGCCACCACCGCCTCCGGCGTGGATAATGCAGCCTCCCCCCGACTGGCAGACACCGCTGAACGGGATTATTTCACCCTCAGAGAGAGGCTGATCACTATGCAAAAACAAC